AGGCTCATGATCGATTCCTTTCCGTCCATGTGACGTGAACCGCATAGACGGCAAAACCGAGGCGCTTGTATTCCTCGATCTCTTCTTTCGGGGGCCATCCGAGCGCGATAGACCAGCATTCGGCCGGGCTTTTGTGCAGCCCGAGGTAGCGCATGCCGTTGGGTCCAATTAGCGCGTACGGTATGGCGCCAAGCGCTCCTGGGTCGTGGCTCATTCTTCCCCCTTCGCCTTCGCGATCACGGCCCGCATCCGCGCAGCGACCTCGGCGGTCTCCGGTTGCCCGATGGCGTCGATGATGTCGTGCGCTTCGACCAGCATCTCGAGCAGGTCTGGGGCGGTGGCAATCAAGCGGGCGTTGGCGCTCTGCTCTGTATCGAACGGATCGCGAACAGAACACTGCGCAATGACAAGCCCACCATTCTGCGGATTAACTCTCGCATCCCCATTCTCTGTTTCGAACCACTTCCACGGCCCCGGCGTGAACTTGCTCATCCCTGCGCTCATATCAGCACCTCCTGCGTCATCAACGCCCGGTGGTCTCGCCAGTACGTCAATCCGTTGTGCGCCTCGATCCGCTCGCGCATCACCTGTGCTCGCGCCTCTTTCGTCGGCGGCATGTAATTACCGCGCCATGCTTGGTCAATGCCGATGTTCTGACCGATGTTGGTGCTATCAGCAGAGGCCAGCGGCAGGCGCGTGAACACTTCCGGGTTAAGCATCCGCAGTCCGTGCAGTTTGCAGATCGGTCGCCCCTCGCGATCGCAGACGACGCGCAGCGCATCGGTCATCCGCACCCACCACGAGACCACGCCGACCGTCGCGTATTCGCCTGAGCTGCCGATGCAGATGCGCGGCCATTCGCTCGCGAGTCGTTCCAGGCGCTCCAAGGATTCGTGCATGTGCCAGACCGGGGCGCCGACTCCGCGCACGTTTGGCCGTTGCCAAGGCCACTCCGCGATCAACGCATCGTTATCCGCCTCGCTGCCGTCAATCACGTCCGGGATAACGGCCCAGTCGCACGACGGGATGCGGTGAAGAGCGGCGACCCACTCGTAATAGTCGCGCCAGTCCGTGACCGGCTCGCCGGAACGCCATGCTGAAAACGCGCCGTTATCGAGCGCGAACGACTGCGCCGCATCAAGCGCGATGCCCAGTTGATCGGGGTGACGGAACGACACGAACGCATGTCCTCCGCCGACTGCGCGCATGGCTGCGGTTGCTGGCGTGATCGGGAGGCCGTGATAGTGAATCATCCCTGCGCCTCCTCGATCTCGTGCGCCCACGAAAGCGCGATCTCCGCTTGCTCTGCCATCATCTGTCCCTTTTCCGCAAGAGGCCCGAAGCCTCCGGCGTACTCCATGTCGATTCCGAGACTCAGCATCTGCACAGACATCTGGCGTAGCCTCTCCGCGATCTCCGCATTCGTCGGGACCGTGTCGCGCTGGTATTGCGGTCGGTCTTCGCGCATCACTCGCCCTCCGTCGGCGGCGTCACGTCGTGCAACATGTCGCGGTCTTCGAGCTTGCTGCACTTGGTGCAGCGCCATACTGAGCGTTTCCAGCCTAAAAGCATGATTTCGTCGCCGTAGACGTTGCGCACGAATTCGAAGTTGTGCGCGCAGAAGAGTTGCTTGATCCAGTTCATCACTCGCCCTCCGTCGGCGGTTCGATGTCGCGCCAATGGGTGATCGCGCCGTTCTGGAACGCAAACCCGCTCGGCCCGCCCAGCGTCTTTCCGAAGGTCTCAACGTCACCAAATCGGAGCCAGATGAGTACGGATCGCGTCGTGTCCGGCGAATCACTCGCCGGCCGCCATTCGTCGCGGGGCGGCTCCACCTCCGGCTGCGCGAGGGCGGCTCGGAGACGGTCGATCGCATCATCGAGCCCGTCGATGTCATCAACATCGCGGAACGTTTCATAGGCCGTCAGTGCGGCCTGCGCTGCTTCGCGAAGTTCGCTCATTTCGTCACCTCCATCTGCCGCTCAATCTCCGCAGCGGCTGTCGCCAAGTCATAGCATTCCTCGCAAAGCGGATAATCTTCCTCGGGGTCCGAGGGCGAATAAAGCGAGTCTTCTTCGCATCGGCCTGTGCGTGCGTCGCAGGCTGAGCAGTATTGATAGCGGGTCATGTCGTCTCCTTCTCCGCGCGGGCGCTATGCAACTCATTTCTTGCAGTCGATGCGCCACACTTGCTACACCGCCATAAAGAGCGCTTCCATCCGCGCTCGATAATCTCGTCGCCGTAGATATTTCGATCGAACTTGAAGGTGTGTCGGCAAAACAGCCGCCTTAAAAACTTCATGTCGTCTCCTTCCCCGCGCGGGCGCGGATGGCTACATCGACGTGCTCTGGAGCACAGTCATCCATCACATAGTCATCCTCCCATTTCCTTGCAGCATCTGCACACCGCTCCGTCTCCCTCGCGACCGCCCCCGCGACGTGCTGCTCGATTACGTGTCGCAGCAGGGGCGAAAAGCCGAAATCGTTGGCGACTCTCATCACCTCGTCGATGCTCATGGCTTCGACTCCGCTTTGGCGATGGCGGCGCGGGCTGCGTCAACGCGCGGCTGAATAACTTCGGCGCAACCTTCCCAAGCCGGGTCGCGCTTTGCGGCTTTGCGCATGTTTCCTTGCGCAATAGCCATGTCCGTCAGCAATTCGCGCAGAGCGTCGTAAAGCTTCGGCGCGGCGGCGATCAGGCGGGCGTCTGCATTGTATAAATCTCCGTCCGCGATCATCCGCAATGCCGCCCGCGCCTCGTCGCGCTCGCGCTGCGCTCTGCAAAGTTCGCAGTTGCTCTCATCATAGTGCGAATGATTGCCTTGGTGGGTTGCGCAGTAGTGTCTACCTGGAAGTGCTTGACTCATCGGTCCATCTCCTTTTCAGGTCCAGCCTTATCCAGCCTTTCTGCGGCGTGCGCGTCGGAATACCCCAGCGGATAGCGCGTGGTCAGCTTGGCTTGGTTGAAGTCCAGACACTGCTTGAGCGAGCAGCCGTGCTCGAGAAGCAGCCATTGAAGATTGGCCAAGATGTGATTGAGCCGAGCTCGGTTGCCTTTACCGTTGCGTAGGGTGTACAGCTCCTGCTCGAGGAGCGAAAGGCAATCGAGCGTCACACCAATGATGTCGGCGGACTTCGTCCCGACTGAGGGCTCGTACATGAAGACGGGCTCGAGCTTGACCTGGCCGATGTTGGCGCACATGGCGAGGTAGAAGCAGCAATCGCCGATCTCCTCGATGAAGTTCAGCATGTCGAAGGGCTGGTCGTAGATCAGGTGGCGCTTGAGCCCGGAGAGCAGCTCGCCGATCTCGCTGATGAAGCCGAGCACTGCGTGGTCTGCGCGCGCAGCGCCAGTCAAAGGCTTCTCGCGCGTGAGGGTCCATTGCTGATAGTCCTCGACGAACTTATTAGAAAGGCCCATGGTTGAAGGCTCCAGAGATAAATACAACGAGGAAAAATGCGAGAGTGATAGCGAAGACGACTGCATCACCTGGGTGGATTTCATTTCGGGTTAAGAATGTTAGGAGCCGCCCACGGAAGCTGAACTTCGACCGTGTAAGGACCGACGCAGTCGGATCGGGCTGCCGCGGCAGTAGCTGCTTCGAGAGTGTAGAAATAGCGAGCTTCATTCGCGCGATACAGGACGATGTAAACATTGCGACGGGGCTCCTGAATGGTGAGGTAAAACTTGGGCGATTCGCTGGTACCGTCGAGGTTGTAGACCTCAAGCCCGACTTGGCCGAGAACTTTGACTTTGATCTTGGCTGGGACGGAGTCCGTATCGACGAAGAATCGCTCGACTTGGGTGCCATCTTGCAGGCAAATAGGGGCGCCGTTAAGCGCTCGGGTGATGTCGAACTTCATTCAATACCTCCGAAGGATGAGTCAGGCTCAATCGGGCCGGTGGTCGGCACGTTGGAGACGGTGAGCTCGATAAAACCTGTATTGTTGTCGATCAAGTGCGCGTAGTGCAGATCGGTTTTCGACGTGCACTCGGCAAGGAATTCTTCGCGGGTGAAGAGTTGCTTGGCTGATGCACCCCAGGTGCGGGTGTAGTACAGAGCAGTAAAGGATTGCATGATTATTCTCCGAGGAAGATTTCAGTTGCGCGAGTGGAGATGGCGAGGATGGTGCTGTTTTCAAGCGGGAATTCTTCACCATCTGGGCCGCGGATGGAAAGGCGCTCAGCGGCAAGTGGTACGCCGACGGAACGATCTTCAGTGAAGTGCGACGCGCGGACTGTGAGCATGGTGCCGTCAGGCAGCTCGTGATTGAAGACTACGCCGTCGCGGGGGGAGTAGAAGTCGCCCATTACAGATCCTTGAATTTGCTCAAGATCCGCTCGGCGTCGTGTCGAGTGTGTTTGATGACGAAGTCTCGCACGCAGCCAGCGACAAAGCTCGACCGAGCGCCGTAGCGGCTGCGTTCGAGCACAGGATTGTGATTGATCTCGTCAAAAGCCTCGGCGAGTTCCTTCGGAATGGAAATGTTCCAGCGGACCAACTCATCTCCTTTAATCTTGGGCATGGTTACTCCTGAAGTTTGCCCGCACGACAGTCGGGGATTGACAAAGCCTTGTGCGGGTATGGCAGGGCTTCGCATCGGCAGACGTTGGTCGAGCTAAGCCGGATCTTGCAATGGACCGAGACTTCCTTTCCTCTGAACTTGCCGGAGCGGAGTTCCAGTCGGAGATAGTAATAGCCTTCGGTTTGTGGTTGGAGGACCGCTACGACCCTTGCCCGCTCGCCGACTAAATCTGCGGCGATGGGCAAGAGCACACGGAGGATAAGGACTTGTTGCTCAGGTTGCGGAGCTGGCATTGAGCTCAGGTTCGAGTTGAGGACGGGGGTAGAGGAGTTCAGCGAAGGTCTCGGTGATGGTGAGGGAGTACAGATCGATCCACTCCTTGGCCTCTTGGATCTGAGCTTCGCTCCAGCCTTCTTCCGTGGCGCGCTCAAGCATGCCTTGGCGCACCTTAGCCGTGACACTGGAGAAGTGCTCCATGATCTGATGCTTGTCGAGAAGAGAGTGCAGGGTCATCTGCTCGAAGAAGGTCAGCGCGATGGCGATTGATTCCTTGCTGTCGCTGATGTGCTTAGCGCGTTCGGCTTGCGACGTTTCCGGGGTGATGAAGTTGTGCGGGGCGAGCCGCTCCCACATTTCGCGTTCGAGCAGCTCGCGGGTGAGAAGGAAAGTAAACTCGTTCGCTTTGCGGATGGACAGTAATGCTTTGATTCCGGGGTTCATAGCGGCAGCTCCTGTTGACGGTGGGAAAGAGGTTCGGAGAAAATTGCGAGGATTTGATCGACAGCGAAGCACTCGTGGCAAGTGTCGATGGATTCGATCACCTCCTCGATGGTGCGCGGGAGCGACTTATATTGCTCGTGGTCCCAGGGAGTGCGGACAGTTCTCCACGCGTGGGCTCGGTTGTGCTGGCGGACGAACAGCCCTTGGGACGAGTGGTGCTCGGCGCCGCAGGAACAAACTTGCGTGAGCTTGACAAAGGTGAGACTGACGGCCGTCCAGCGGCTCTCGAGGATGAGTGCAGCTGCCGCTGCGTTGGCGGACGGCGCGGGCTTGGAGGCCTTGACGCTGATCTTGGCCTGCTTGGCGTCGGCCTTGGCCTGTTGTGATTCGGAGATTAATGCTCCGAGCATGTCGTCGAGGTTCATCAGGACTCCTTGTAGTGCGGGCAAAATTCGGCTTGGTTGAGCAGGGCGCGAAGCTCGTCGGGGTTTTGGGGCTGGACCGAGACAAAGCGGTTCTTTGCGCAGGTGTAGCGAATGATCTGCGTATCGCTGGCGATGTCCTTGACCAATGTCGGAATGACTCGCATGCGGATGCAGTTGTGACACGCGCGCATGATCAGGCTGCCCGATGCAGGTTTTGCCCGCCGATGCGCATGCGGAGGACATTATCGTAAACCTGCACTTTGCCTTCGGCCTTGGCCGCATGCCGCTCGGCGACGTTGAGCGCCGCGTAGCTGGCGCGAGTGTACACCTTGTACGAGGCCTCGAAGATGCAGACTTGATAGCGGAGAACGCTCGCGGATTGAAGCCGGGCCTGATTGCCGACGCGCGCATCGTTCGGGGCTGTGTTGTAACGCTTCTCTGACTTGGTCATGGCTGGTGCTCCTGAGAAAGTGGAGCCGATGGGATGCCGGCCCCAATTAACGAGTTGATGTTAGTCGAGGTCTAACTCTTTGCGTGCCTCGGCGTCCCAATTAGACAAGACTCCAAGTTCGTCACCTTCGATGTCAAAGGCCCATTGAGTGGCGGCTTCACTCTCAGGGTCGTATTGGGCAAATAGCGCCTGATACGTGCCGAAATCGTGCGGGCAGGACTTGCTGATCAACTCGCAACTCGCGGAACGGATCGGGTAGTAGCGGAGGATCTGGCGGCGATAGGCCTGTATCTCGCGAAACGCGCGACGATTGTACTCGGTACTGCCTAATTGCGCGCAGGGCTCCTCTGCGGGTGACTCGCCGATGTACAGAGTGTCTAGGGGCATGGCTGATACTCCTGGGGAAAGGGCTGATCGAGGCGGGATTGCATCGACACGTGTGTATTTAACCACGGGTCAAATGCGCGCGTCAACAGAATTCCGACATTCATTTCCAACAACTATACGCGTAAAAAAGCCCACAGGGCGGAGACTAATCCCTGCGGGCTCACGTGCAACTTACGCGTAAAGACGCCTGCTTGCGCAGGTATTAGCCGCCGAAGGAGCTGAGCAGCGCCTCCGAATCGACCGGACCGGCCTTGGCCAGCTTTTCCGCCTCGAGGCGTTCGATGACTGCCTTGACCTTGGCGTTGGCCTTGAGCTGCGCCTTGTCCGCCGCGGACATTTCGGCCAGACGCGCCTTGACCTTCTCGACGGGCTGCGAAGTGACTTCCGCGACTGCACGAACCAGCATGCTCGCCCCGGTGAATTCGCCCTTGGCCCGCTCGCTCGACCACGTTCCGGCGTAGAGCTGGTCGCGCATCGTCTCGAACGCGGAGGCAATGTCATCCGGATCTTCCACGCCTGCGGCGTCATCCCCGACCTTCTGCGCGATGCCGTGCAGGGCGAGCTGGAGCTGCACCGACTCCGGGATGCGGTCCAGTTCAACCTGAATCTGCGCGCCGTTACGGACGTAGAACGTCACGATCTTCGCAGTGGAATCAACCGCTTTTTTGCTCTTGAACCGCGGGGAGAACTCGAACGAGTTACCATCGGGGAAGGTAACCGACACCTTGTTCGACGGGGTTTCGACTGCGGCGGACTGTTCGGCGCCTTGCGTTTCGGCTTGAGTCATTGTAAAGCTCCTTCTTGAGTTGGGTTAACTGGTTGTGTCGGCCGGAAATGCCCGCGCGACCGTTGAACATTAACGATTAACGCGATGCGTGTCAACAGTTAATCGCGATCAATTTCCCCCAGCGATTTAACGTCATCCTTGCGCAGATTTACCCAAACGGCCGGCTTGACAATGACCCAGTACGTAAACCTCATCCGGCCCTTTGTCGAGTAGCGTTTGGCCTGTGCATTCGCCGCGCTGAACGATTCATAATTCGTGGCTCGGCGAAGGTCGAGCTCAAACCTCCCGTCCGCGCACAGAAACCCCCATTCCGTCGCGACATAAAACATGCCAATAGTGCGCTTAGCCGAGTCGTTGCACTTGGCCGAGTCTTCATGATTGTCATTCATCATCTCTCTCCGCTTCTTCCTGCATCAGTTCGCTAAGGTTCTTCTCCGGGACTGATTGCCCCTCACTACTGCTGTGTCGCACATCCGCTTCGCGGGAATTAATCCTCTCCATCAGCTTTCTCTCCCCCTCTTCCGCCAGTTCGCGCAGTTCTTTCTCACCCATTGTGAGCCCTGTTCCCGGCACTACCGCCCGCCCATACACAATCGAGTACTCTGCCGCGGCATTGACTAACTCTTTCGGCGTAAACCTAACCACCCAGCGCCCATCCGCCAGCGGCCGCAGCCCGGCCTCAGTACACTCCGCGCGATCTTTGAGCCTTTTCCAGTTCAGCTCACCCCCATCCAGCGCCAGCCTTAGCGCGTTCCTCAGCCCCCAAAACTTAAACCGAAATGCCTTTGCTTCCGCTTGGCTGCTGAACGTAATCTCAGCCTCGCGCGGCGGATCTTGTCTGAGATACTCGTGCAAAACTGCCGGATAGCTTGCCGGGAATTTTGAATAGCGGGCCATGATAACCTCACAGAATGATAGGTTTGCTAATGTTGACCAAATTGTGATGCGATTATGACCATAATGGGTGTCGGGTTGCTTGTCAAGCGCTGATAATGTGTTGCCATTACGACCAAATTCACCCCAAATTACCCCCAATCCGCCCCAAATTCACCCCAAATTGCGCCTAGTGCGCTATGCTGGCTATGCGTGCATTCGTGCCCACCCTAGGGATAAATTGCGCATTGTATAGGGGTATCTCAGTAATTAAGAAAAAAAAAATATAAATGACTGAGGACACACACATTTCACGTATATAGGGGTGGGCACGAATGGTCTCATAGCCTGCATGCCGCGTTAGGGGATTTATGGGGGGCATTAGGGGAATATGGGGTGGATTTGGGCGGATTATGGGGTGGATGAACGGGGGCAATTGGACCATATGGCGAATTAGCACGAATGGGGACAATTACTCATTTAACCACACCTCAATTACACCCGCCTCCCGCCGATCCCCCGCGAGCCTCTGAGCCCTTGTCACCAATTTTCCACGAAAAAATGGGGCGGGGGCCAACCAGCAGCCCACCGCCCCGCACACCACCCCTTTTTACTTAAACATTTCCTCCAACTTGTCATCATCGATCGGCGCTGCGCCCTTGCCCTTCTCTTCCCGGATCGCATCCATCATTGCCTTGATCTTCGGATTCGATTCCAACGCGGCTTTATCCTTTGCCGACATCGCTTTGAGCTTCTCGGCGATCTTCACCTTATCCCCACCCATCACGCGGAAGATTGCTTCCGCCAGCATACCGCCGGTCGATTCGCGTTCCTTTGTGAACCATTCCGCGCCGGCCAGCCGTTGGAACATCTTGCGCAGCGAGTCCTCATCATCTTCACTAAACGCATTACCGGCACACTCATCGCCCAGCTTCTGCTTGATCCCGTGCAACATTGCGAGGTATTTGGCGCTTTCAGGCAGGTCCGCTAACATGAATTCCATCTTCACGCCGTGGCGAAGGTACACCACCAGCCGATCCGACGTCACACCAAATCGTTCCCACTTCATCCGCGCCTTTTCCCCGAACGAAACAACCTTCCCATCGAAATTGACGTCCATGATTTAATCCCCAGTTATGTGAAAGAACGCGTCGGTCCGGGCAACTCGTTTGCACCGCACCGACAAGTCAATTCTGATCCGATCCCACCCGCGCGTCAACAACTTTTCGCAAATACTTTCCCCCAACTGTTGCCGACCGTTTCCCACCAGCTGTTCACCGCGCGCCTCCCCATTCACCTTTCACCACCGACCCCAATCAGTGAACGCCCACCAATCCGCTGAACGTCGATCACCAGCCGAACCGCGCCCAATTCCTGAACCACGTTCATCCGCTGCCCGACGTTCACCCTGCCTGTGCCCCGTTACCTCCCCGCGGCCGGGGGCCTACCCCTTCACGATAGTCATCTCGCGTAATTGCGCCAGTTTGAATCGTTAAATGCGCAATTAACCGAGCGTTAAATGTCGCACGGCAACAGTTGACAGGGCTTCGCCCTAAGGCTACAGTTCGAGCAAGCCACAGATCGGAGTCCACAATGGGCGCCTTAGTCGCGGGAAAGCTCAATGCGGTGCATGAGCAAATTGTAGATTACATGGTTGCCAATCCGGGCGCGAAGGCCGTGGACGTGGCACAGTTCTTCAAGTACTCGGTAAGCTATATCAACGCGCTGAGTGGCAATGATCTGTTCAAGGCGAGGTTGATGGAGCGGCAGGCCCTGGTTAGCGCAGCATCGGCCCGGGCGGTGGCGGCAAAGCTGGAGGATCTCGCGGCGATTGGGCTGCAGCGGCTGCTGGAAAAAGTCAGGGTGGAGGAGAATCATTCCGAGATTCGCGATACGGTGAAGCTGGCGCTGCAGGGAACTGGTCATATCTCCCCTAAGGGAACTGGGCCGGTCCACCAAAATCTTAACGTCAGCGCGCCCACCATGCATTTCCACGGTGTGGACAAGTCGCTTCTCGAAACCGCGCGGGCTAAAATGCTCGGGCTCAGTGCTCCGGTGACCATCGATGCCTCGCAACTTCCCAAAGGGTGAGATTCGGCATGCGCGCTTACAGCTCGAGACACCGGGATTCGTCCGCACAACCGCCGTTACCGGAGCTCGGCGGCGCGGACAGCTCTACGAAGAGCGGGTGCATCGAGAGTTCAGCCAGCGTTACGCCGGATACTTGCAGTCCCCTTGGTTCCACTTCTACGACGAGCAAGGGGCTAAATGGTGCCAGCCCGACGGTCTCATTATCAACCCGCATAAAGGCCTCATTACGATTGTCGAAGCTAAACTCCGACATACCAACGACGCTTGCTGCAGTCTTTTCGGCCTGTATCTCCCTGTGGTTCGTAGTCTATTCGGCGGGTTTTACGAGTTCGAATGCGTGGAAGTCTGTCACTGGTACGATCCAGCAGTACTTTGTGACAGGGTTCCGACGCTCTGCGCCTACCCGGACAATCCCCGGAGAGGGCAGTTCAACGTCCACATCTACGATGGGCGCTAAGCCTACCTGCGAAGCAGGCGTATTTACGCGTAGCCTATCCGCATCGCAGGTGCATCCATGAACAATGCTCAGGTCAGTCTCGCAGAAGCAGTCCAACTCGGTGCGGAGGACTCGGCATTCTACTCCAAGTTCTTCTTTCCCCGCACCGTTAGGCAGGAAATCCCCGAGTTCCACAAGCAGGTGTGGGCGGGGCTGGAAGCGCCTCGGCAGCGTTACGTCGGAATTGAGATTTTCCGCGACGGGGCCAAAACTTCGTTGACGCGCCTCTTCACCTCGAAGCGGATCGCGTATGGAGTCAGCCATACGATCATGATGGTCAGTAAGGCTGAGGCTCACGCGGTCCGATCCGTTCGTTGGCTCAAGCGCCAGGTGCAGTACAACACTCTGTGGGCTGAGGCATTCCAGCTTCGCCCGGGCTCGAAGTGGTCCGAGGGCGAGATCGAGATCATTCACGGAGTTGACGAGTACCCAATTTACGTCGTGGCGGTGGGTATGACTGGCCAGATTCGAGGCATTAACCTCGACGATTTCCGGCCGGATCTGATTGTCGCTGACGACGTTGACGATGAGGAAAGCGCTGGGTCGCCCGACCAACGTACCAAGAGCTCTAATCTCTTTTTCGGTGCGCTTGCCCAGTCGCTTTCCGCCCCCACAGAAGCAAGTGATCCACGTCTGGTGCTGTTGGCTACGCCTCAAGATAGAGACGACATTATCGAAACCTGTCGGAAAGATCCGCGCTGGAATGTGATTGTCCACTCTTGCTTTGACGAGCGGGGCGAGTCGGTCTGGCCGGAGAAATTCCCCACCGACTTTCTTAAGGCGGAAAAGGAATCCTATATCGCGCGGAATCAACTCGCTGTCTGGATGCGGGAAAAAGAGTGCAAGCTGGTCTCCAACGAGATGGCGTCGTTCAGGGTTGAATGGCTGCAGCAAATCGATGTGCTTCCGGCCAACATCCGCTGGATGATTGCGATGGACCCCGCCTCGAGCGATGACCCTTCTGCCGCTGAGTTTGCGATTGTCCTCGTTGGCTTCTGGCAGAAGAAAGTCTTCGTTGAGCGTGAGTTCGCTGAACGCGGCGTTATGCCTGATGCGGCCTGCGCCAAATTCTTCGAGTGGGCGCGGATGTACCCGATCCAGGGCGTGATTGTCGAAACCGTTCAGTATCAGAAGATTCTCGCCTGGTATCTCGAGAAGGAAATGCGCGAGAAGCGTATGTATCGCCCGATCTTCCGGGTCGACGACAAGCGCAACAAAGACGATCGGATGTTGCAAGCTGTGTTGTCCTGTGCTCCGTTTCAGGAATTGTACGTTAACCGCGCCTGCGTCAAGTTCCGCGAGCAGTACGAGAACTATCGTCCAGGTGTTAAAATGCTGAAGGACGTCCTTGATGCGGTAACCATGGCAATCGTCCTGAATGCAAAGGGCGTCACCTATGAGGGGGATTACGATGAAATCCTCGACGATGAGAGCGATATCCCCGAACTGGAGCTTGCCGAAGCATGCCCGTGATCTATAAAAAGCTGCCGTACAATTCGGCTGCGCATAACAAAATCCGCGATGGGGTTAATTCGCGCTGGCAGTTCTCCCGCGAACGGATGAGCTCGCGTTATGCCGCCTGGGCTGATGCGGAGGATCAAGCGCTGCTCTACGTCCCGACGCGGGAGATCGAGGCACAGCGCAAGGCGCTCAAAGCCCAAGGCAAGCCGCAATTTGTCACAGTCAACGTGCCGTATTCCTACGCGCAGATGCTGGCCGCGCATACGTACTGGTCGTCGGTCTTTCTCTCGCGGAGCCCGGTCCATCAGTTCATTGGCCGGCACGGCTATGCAGCTGACGCCGAGCAAGCTGTCGAAGCGATCATGGACTACCAAGTCCAAACTGGCGGCGCATTGCTTCCTTATTATCTCTGGCTGCACGACGTCGGCAAGTACGGTATGGGCGTCGTTGGCACGTACTGGGACGAGGAGCTCCATCGCGTTACGGAGATCGTGAAGGAACCTGTCCAGTTCATGGGCGTGACGATCCCCGGCTCCGAGCGCAAGATCAAGCGGACGATAGAAGTTCCTGGGTATAAGGGCAACCGCGTCTATAATGTGCGACCGCAAGACTTCTTTCCTGACCCACGCGTTCCGCTCAGCCGGTTTCAAGATGGCGAGTTCGTCGGGCGTTATGTTGAAGTCGGCTGGAACTTCATCAAGAAGCGTGAAGCGGCCGGATACTACTTCAACATTGCCGAACTCGAGCGCAGCACGCCCTCGAATTGGCGCCGGGATACAGGTTCGCCGCGCAATCAGCTTCCGAACCAATCACGCGGTCTGGCGTCGTCCGGCCAGTCTGGTGGCACGCCGCACACGAAGCTGGACTATGTCGAGTTGCTCGAGATGTACGTCGAGCTAATTCCGCGTGATTGGGGGTTGGGCGAATCCACCTACCCTGAAAAGTGGTGTTTCACCCTCGGCAACGGGACGATTGTGATTGGCTGCTGGCCGCTTGGTCTCAACCACAACAAGTACCCCTTCGACATCATGGAGTACGAGCTTGACGCCTACGGTCTGTTCAAGCGTTCGATGCTCGAGATGCTGTCGCCGCTGAACGACACTCTGACGTGGCTGTTCAACTCGCACTTCTACAACGTACGCAAGATGCTGAATGATCAGCTCGTTGTCGATCCGAGTCGCGTCGTGCTGAAAGACGTGGCGGATAACCAAGCTGGTCGAGTCATTCGCATGAAGCCGGCGGGTTATGGCTCCGATCCGCGCACGGCGATCTCGCAGCTGCAATTCGTTGACGTTACGCAGAACCATTTAACTGGTGATGCCCGCGCAGTGATGAATCTCATGGCGCAGTTGTCTGGCGTCAACGAAAACATCATGGGCATGATTAACCAAGGCGGAAGGAAGTCTGCATCGGAAATTCGTTCGTCCAACACCTACGGCGGGAATCGGCTCAAAACCAACGCTGAGATCTTCTCGGCTCAGGGCTGGGCTCCGCACGCGGCTAAGTTGTTGTCCTCCACGCAGCAATTCTACGACCAAGAGCAGAACTTCCGCATTGCTGGTAACTTGATGGACCGCGCTAACGCGTATGTTAATGTTACTCCTGAGCTAATCGCTGGCGCGTATGACTTCGTTCCGGTTGATGGCACGATGCCAGTCGATCGCCAAGCGCAAGCGATGGTCTTCGGCGAGCTGATGAAGCAAATGGCGCAGTTCCCGCAAATCATGGCCGAGTACGATGTTAACTCGATCTTTGGCCACGTAGCCCAACTTGCTGGGGTGAAAAACATCCAGCAGTTTAAGATTAAAGTCTCCCCGGATGAGCAACTCCGCAAAGCTGCTCTCGGCGGTGACATGGTCGCACTTTCTCAAGGAGGCCTAAGTGAGCTTAACCGAGGCAACACCGCACGACCTAACGCAGGCGCAGGAAAGGTTACGGCTTCTCCGAGCCCTACAAGAGTCTGAAGGATGGAAGCTGGCACGGGCAATCAACCAGGACATAATGGATGTCCGCGCAAGTCAGATCATCCGCACTCGCTGTCGTACGCAGGAAGAGCTAATCGCTCAGGAGTTTGACAAGGGCAATATCGAGGGGCGCGAGCAAGCTTTCCTCGACATCGACACCGAGATTGAAGTACTTTCGGATTACATCACTAACCTTCTGGAGCAACTAAATGAGTCTGAAGATCCTCAAGTACCGACTTCAGGAAGCCTCTTCTGATGGTACCGATCCCGGAGCAGGTGCAGGTACTGACCCGTCTCCGTCAGCGGACAAGTGGCAAGGCATGGCCGACGAACTGCTTTCTGACGAAGGCGCCGATTGGGGTGATCTGGACGCAGATACTCCGGCTGGAGAGCTTGATACTCCTGCAGCACCGACGCCCAAGATCGAAGCAGTACCGACGCCTGCCGAACCCGCTCCCGCCCAGCAGCCTCAGGCAGCGCCTCCCGAGCAGCCCAAGGCCCAAGAACCGACAGCGGAACCCGCGACCGAACCTCAGCCTACGGCCGAGCCGCCCGTCGATCTCAGTGCGCAGCGATCAACTCTGCGCAACACGTTGGTGCAACGATACGCTCTGAACGAAGAAATGGCCGAGAAGGCGCTGACTGACCCTGGCTCTGTTCTGCCGGAACTGGCAGCGGATCTGCAGCTGAATGTGACCGAAGCCGTGACTTATGGCATCATGTCCATTCTGCCTCAGATCCTTGAATCGCACCTGAAACAGCGTGAAGTGACGCAGCAGGGCGAAGCGGCTTTCTTCGGAAAGTGGCAGGATCTGAACACTCCGCAAGGACGGCAGGCCGTCCAGCAGTTTGGCGCGGCGTTTCGCAACCTCAATCCTAAGGCCACCGCACAAGAGTTTATCGAAAAGGTGGGAGCAGCAGCAATGTTGTCGCTTGGCCTGAACCCGGGGGTGCAACAGCCTTCTCCGGCAATGCCTGCGGCTAATCTGCCCCCACCGCCCGCTGCCCCTGGTGGAGCTTCTCCGCTTCCCCGGCAGGCTGGTAGCACCAACAAGTTTGCAGTGTTGGCTGAAGAACTAATCTCTGATACGGACGACTAATCATGGCAATTGCTGGCCTTCGCGGTACCGGTGACATGGGCACCGATGAACGCCCGAAGAACTTTCGGGAGATGATCCTTTGGCGCTCGCCTAACGGCATGGCGCCTCTTACCGCTCTGATGTCGAAGATGCGATCGGAGTCGACCGACGACCCCGAATTCGCCTGGTGGGAAGAAGAACTGAATCAGGTTCGCCTTCAAACCTTCTTCACCACGGGCTACTCCACCACCGACGTGACCCTGACCGTCACGACCGCTGGCGCGCAGAACGGCCAAGACCTGGTTCCCGGCGACATCCTCCTGGTTGAGAAGGCGATTGCATCCGCTGCCTACGACCACGAACTCGTCGTCGTGAGCTCGATCACCTCCAGTTCGGTGATCGTGGTCGCACGGGCCTTTGCCGGCACCTCCGCAGCGCCGATCGCGAACAGTGTCTATCTGACGAAGATCGGCAACACCTTCGCAGAAGGCACGACCTCGCCGAACGTCACGACGCGCAACCCGACCAAGTTCAACAACTATTGCCAGATCTTCAAGACTGCCTACGAGCAGACGAAGACCTTGGCAAAGACGAAGATGCGGACCGGGGATGTGCTGAAGAACGATCGCAAGCGCAAGATGTTCGACCACTCGGTCGCGCTGGAAAACGCGTTCATCTTCGGCAAGAAGTCGGAAACCACGGGCGCGAACGGCAAGCCGCAGCGCACGACGGGCGGCATTCTGCAGCAACTTCAAGCCGGGAACTCCTCGTCGATCTACGCGTTCTCAACGACGCCGACGGTCAACTCGATGCTCGACAACATCTACCAGGTGTGGGATTACGAGTCCGAGGCGGGGAGCGAACGGATCGGCTTCTGCGGAAACAACGCGCTGAACACCCTGAACAAGCTGGCCAATGCCGCGACCAACACCCGTATCAACTTCGACAGGTACGTCACGTTGTATGGCATGAAGCTGATGCGTTGGGTACTGCCGCAGGGTGAGATTTATCTCAAAACCCATCCGCTGTTCAACACGCACGGCCGCTTCACCAATGACATGCTGATCATCGACCCGACTGTTTTGAAATACCGCTATCTCCGCGATACGGATTTCCAGGACAACATTCAGGCCAATGATGCAGACACCGTCAAGGGTCAGTGGCTGACCGAAGCTGGCCTCGAGCTGCACCACGCCAAGACTTGCAAGTGGCTCAGCAACATGACGTATCCGTAATGTAGCGGTTGGGGTGTGTAATTCATGTGCGGTTAATTGCACACCCCATTAACTGGAGCACACCTAAGATGCATTTGCTAGACACGTTTGCCGGAAAGCACCTGAAGATCTGCGTAGCGGTTCCTAGCCCCGGTATCTGGATTACGGACTTCGGGCTTTCCCTATGCCACCTGATGACCGCTGGACTGCAGTTCCGCATCGGCCAGACGAAAAGCCAAGAGCTCCAGCTCTTTGCCTCGACCGGCTCGATGTTGCCTCGCATGCGAATGGAGGCTGTCAACCACGCGCTGGAAACCAACGCGGATTATTTGTTCATGGTTGATTCTGACCACAAGTTCCCACGGAAGGCCCTGCATCAGTTGCTGTCTCATGGCAAGGACATAGTTGCGGTGAATTGTGTAACCAAGACAATTCCGACTAACCCTACTGCCAGGGTGAAAGGTCCGACAGTTGCGGGCGAGATCGTGCAATCCCTCGGCAGGACGGGGATTGAGCAAGTCTGGCGCGTAGGCACCGGAATGATGCTCGTCCACATGGGAGTGTTTCGTAACATTGGTGCAGGCGTTTTCGATATGTTCTGGCGCAAGGATCTGAAAACCTACCAAGGTGAAGATTGGTCTATGTGCGAAGCGATGGAAAATGCTGGATATAAAATCTGGGTTGATCACGACCTCTCAAACGAGGTCACCCACATCGGACAACTGCATTATTTGCACTCGATGTCAGCATCTGCAATGGAATCTAGTGGAGTTCAAGCATGAGTCTGCCCCTTGGAAGTGAAGTACAGATGAGCACCAATGGTGCGCGCGACGTCAACGAGAAAGGCCAGATCGGCGGCGAACGGAACACCAGTTCGACGAACAACAACTACGATGTAATCAAAAACGAATGCAATGCTACAATCATCAGCACAACTGCGGCTGTGACTCTCGGCGGTGGCGTAGCCGATGATACGTTTCTGCTCGGCATCCACGTGCATACCGCCTTGACAGGAACTTGCGTAATTGCGGGTTTTGCGGATGAAGCTGGTAATGCGTTGAGCTACACGATCCCTGCCGCATTTGTGGGGCACATTCCGTTTTATGCCGCGCGCAACCTTAAAGGTGCGTTGACAATCACCTGCTCTAACGCCGCAGATGATAACAAGGTTATGGCACTCTGGAGACCCGTATAATGGCTCGTGCGCTTGTTAGGACTGGTTTTGGCGGGCCTACGGCAAATACGACAGCCTTTGACTGTTCTACAGCTACTGGAGTGACCGTCTCGGTAGGCACAGGAGGCAGCGTTGCTTTCGATCCGGCTATGCCATCGCCGCGTTCGACGCTCGGCTCTTTGCGGATGGTGCAGCCAACCATCTCCTCATCTTTTGTGCAATTTACAAAAGATGTTTCGCCGGTAATACCGGCCAGCCAGACCCGGGGAATAGGGCTGTGGGTGAAAGTACTCGATCACGAGACTGCGCCAGTTCCTGTCAGTGTGAGCTTTGGGGTTTACTTCGGCGCAACTCCAGGCGATACGTCTGGGGGTTTCGCTACGTGCGTAGCCAATTTTAGTGGATCCAGATCAGGCCAGTGGTACTTCATTGCTGGTGAACGTTCTAAAGTCACCTACGGTGGTGGGGCTTCCGCTACTTCGTGGACGACCGCCAGCGTGACAAGAGTCATCGTTCAGCGATATGGCACTGCAAGTGAGGCCCCGTTCTGGATAGGGGGAATTGAGCTCTGCTATGCGGCACGCCCGAAGCTGCTCCTATCTTTTGACGGGCAGTACGTTTCGGTTCGCGACTACGTAGCACCTCTTATGGCTACCCGCGGGCTTGTCGGAACAATGTTCGTTTCGTGGGACAATCTTGGCAGCGGTCGCATGACGCAGTCGGATCTCACGGCCTTGCTTGCGGCTGGCTGGGACCTTGGTCCGCGCAAGTTTGCCCAGAACAACATTGGATACGACGACGCATCGTACACGACTGCCGAACAAATCACAACTGACATTCTCAGAGCACAACGCGCTTGTGTGGATGCGGGTGGTACCGTGCTCGGCTCAAGAGTGCAGTGTATCCCGCAGACTAATCCGTGGTCGGCTGGTAACAGCTACGCGATACGGCAGCGCTGCGAGCAGGCTTTCGTAGATGCAGATGTTATTGCAGCACGGCTTGGGTCAGAAGTACCGTCTGGCGTGGGCAATGGAATGTCCACTAACCAATTCGATGAAACCGGGACAATTGGACATCTTCAGTTCGTCTTCAGTAGACAGCTGCACAATACTGTTACTAGTGCTGCCGCGCTGGCTGATGTTGACGAAGCGATCAAGCTCGGATCAACCATGTCGCATTACATGCATCAGACGGCCGCTGCCGGCAGTAGCGGGGTCTGGAGTGAAGCCAATACACTAGCGTATCTAAATGGGGTTGAGGCTCGAGTAAAGGCCGGCCTTATTGATGTTGTTACCTGGGCTGAGTGGTTGGAGTCTTCCCAAGGACGTGCGACCTAGTCTTTATCTATAGGACAAGAGTTATGACCAAGAAAGTAAAGAAGATTTCGGTAGCTGAGCCTGGGGTCTCGTCGGACTACAAGCCCTGTTTATATCTCGACCTCCCCTCTCGCGGTATGCTCGACGATCTCGAGCTAGGAGAAATGGTTGAAGTGGTCATCCGAGGAAAGGTCAAAGGAATGTCCTCCTCCTCGCGGAAGTATCCTGAAGGCACGGAAGCGCACCACACGCTCGATATCGAAGACTATTCGGTCAAGATGTCCGAGAGCGGTAAGTTCGAAGCAATGGCAGACGATATGGACGAGGACGACTGAGGACTCTATGGATACGACATTTAGCGCAGAAAATCTGGGAAATCTTCCTTTGCAGATTCAGGAAGCTTTTAATCACCAGGAGGCTTTTGAGCGCCGCGTCAAGGGGCTGAACAAAAACTTTCCCGGCCGTCTTGTCGTCAAGTTTGACTCTGGCATCGCCGATCTGAACGTAAGCTTTAGCTCTGCAGGAGCCGGGGGAAGTTACGCGGTCGATACCGTGAACAAAGTCTTTTCAGCAAATCCTATCAAGCTTGTTCCCGGTCCTGCGGGAGCGACGACGGCCATTACCATAGATCTCTCCGCCACGCAGGGCGCGTCGCTGAGCCAGTTCTTGTGGGACAAGGACACCGTGCTCGGCATCCTCTGCTACATCCCCGAGCATCGCGGCATCTCCCAGCTTCAGGCTTTCCTGACCGTGCAGAGCAATCGCATGGTCAGCCGCTACAACGGCTCGATGGTTCTGGACTGGGGCTTCGCCGATCAGCCGGGTTGGTTCATGCTGACCGTCACCGGCGACCGCTACGGATTCACCGACACGACGCGCGTCATCCAGAACGGCATCCTCCCGAACACCACGGGCGGCGACAACCTGCTGAAAGACACGACCACGCTGATCGACTCGATCCGCTTCACGGTCACGAGCGTCGCGAACAACACGATCGGCACCTCCCCCGTAACGATCGATTCGGTCTGGCTGATGCCGCGCGCCAAGCCGCAAGCGCTTCTGATGTTTGACGACTGTTGGGCGAGCGAATACGAAGCTATTGAGTACATGGCACGGAAGGGGCTGGTAGGTACCATCGGAGTTACGGCAACTTTGGTAGGAGCTGCGGGATATATGACAGAAACGCAGCTTCAGAGGCTCTACGACCTGGGGTGGGACCTCGTCAACCACGCCAACACGCATTTCGCTGCGCACAACAAGTCCGCCAACTCAATCTGCCTGTCTCAAACACCGACAGCAGGAAACCTTCTTCTTAACGGCGCCGTAGGATCAGGCGCTTTTGACGCACCTCGCCATATTGTAATAACACCCGCAGCGAACGAATCTCAGCGTCCGTTTGTCATAACGGGTTTTGGAGAAAACGGCGAAGCCCAGACGGAAACACTGTACGGGGGGAATCTGGTACGAACAGTTTCAAACAAGGTCTGGACGAGGATTACCCAGATTGCAATTCCTAACAACGCCGCCGGCGCGCTGACGATCGGGACTTCGTACTCGTACGCAGAAGTTCGCGCAGAGTATGCAACCTGTCGAACGTATCTTCAGACCAGGAACTGGACGCGAGGGTTGGATCTGGCAATTTATCCAGTAGGAAGTCTGAATGCGCTCGTGCAGCGTGCTTTAAGTGATCTAGGTTTTCGTCTGGGGAGGATTACGTCTGGGAATATCCAGTACGCGTATCCGAACCTGCCTGGATTTCGCACGTTCGAAATTCCTTGCTGGGGAGGAGGTGGTTCGGCGCAGGCCGCAGCGGGATACGGTGTAGCGGGCGGGTTTAACACTGGCAATGGGACGATATCTACGCCAACATTTACAGTTGGCTGCCCGTACGTTGACTGGCTGGTGACCCTCACAGCGGCTACGACCTTTGAAGTCCGCACCGTGGACGGTGACCAGTTCATTGGAACGGGAAGCACCGGCGCTGCGTTCACCTTCCGCGGCGTGTCGTTCACGATCACGGCAGGTGGTACTCCGTTCGTTGCTGGTGACAGCTTCCGCGTCGTCGTGGTATCGAGCATTCTTCAGGCTGAGAAAGAAATTATCAGACGTGGGGCGGTCTGTTCTCTGTACTGGCACGACATCATTCGAAGCGGTTCGGTGACAAGCACTCAAATGCTGCGTTCCGAGTATCGTGCCATTATCGACGAGATTTCACGCGACGTCGAGCGGGGACGCGTGAACTGTCCTACGTTTAGCGAATTTGCCAAAGATTTTTTGACTGAGTGATCTAAATGACCCGTGACGAAGCGCGTACGCTCGTCGCTGCGCGGCTGGGGTTTCGGACCGATCTGAATGATACGATCGATCTGGAGCTCCAGCTTGTTCAGGCCGAAGAGCTGGAAGACGACAACGAGTTCAAGCCGTGGTTTCTGTTTACCGACTATACGGACGCCACTTTTGTAACTACCTCGGGACAAGACTATGTTCAGCTTCCCAGTAACTTTCTACTCCAGATTGAAGATACCTTTCTCTACTTTCAAGAGCCGGAAGCCACTGGTGCCGAATTCCCCTGGTCGCCCGTCCGAGCCAATCTCCTTGCCGAAATAATGGCGCAGGACGAAGTTGGTGGTGTGCCCGGATTTGTCACGGTGCAGGGTGATCGGCTGTACATCCGCCCCACGCCACAGGAGGCGTACACTCTCCGCCTGTTCTACTATCGGGCCGATGCGGTGCTGAGTAGCAACGTGACCAACCTGTGGCTGACGCACGCGATCGAGTGGCTGGTGTCGGCCACCGCCGCGAAGATCGCTGATTCCTATCTTCAGGACGAAGCTATGGCCCAGCGGCAAACTAATGCAGCAGCCAAGGCTCGAAAGCGTATTTGGCTTCAGTCTGAATCTCGAGCCAATACCGGCTTGGACCTGATCAAAGGAGGGGATGACTGATGTCGCTCGAGACCGGAACGTACCTGGATGAGTTGGTCGTAACTAACCCTGTGAGTGGCGACAATCGCTCGGACGGCGATGACCACCTCCGGCTGATTAAATCCGCGCTGAAGAGCACCTTGCCGGGCCTGGCCGGGCGTGCGTGGAGATTGCAGCCGAAGAGCTCCACGTATACGGCAGCCGCGACTGACAACATGTCCGTGCTGCAGTTTACCTCGACCGCCACGCTGAATCTGCCCGCTGCGGCTACGGCGGGCAATGGCTACATGCTGGTGGTTACGGCTAACTCAGGTGTGACAGTCACCATCGACCCGGATGGAGCTGAGCTTGTCAAGGGTGCTGCGACGTTCAGCCTTGAGCCGGAAGACACCATTGTGCTGTATTGCACGGGCGCAGCATGGATGGGCGTTTTGACCCAAAGTGCCAGCTCCACGGCGCTGACCGATTCGGTTCTGACCAAGCCACGGTTCGTCGCGCCGAAGGAAACGTTCGTGAGCAACGCCACAGCAACTGGTGCGGTAACGCTCGATTGCGCTACGGCTGCGGTGTTCACCCTGTTGCTCACGGGTAATGTCAGCTCGCTGTCGTTTAGCAACGTCCCGAGTGCGATCAGCTTCATGATTACGCTAGCCATTACCCAAGATGCGACGGGTAGCCGTACGTTTGCCTGGCCGGGAACGATCCGCTGGGCTAGCGCAGCTGCGCCGACCGTCACCGCTACGGCTAGTAAGACGGACGTCATCTCCCTCCTCACGTTTGACGGCGGATCTAGTTGGTTTGGTTTCGTTGCGGGGCAGAACTTCTGATGATTCCCTCAGCTCTTGGCAGACTTGGCGGCGTGCGGACGGTTAACATTACGTCCAATCAGACCAATTACAACCTTCGCACAGCACTGGGAAGCCCAGCTGGTGCTATGCGGATTGTGGTCAAAATTGCTTCTGGAGTCACTATATCTTCGTCGAATGCGGGGACTCCGGCATTCGATGAAGGAGCTGGCTGGGCTTCCGGAACCACGATCTCTATCGTGAATGAAGGTAGTATCTACGGAGCTGGTGGGATGGGGGGAGCTGGGGGAGCTACCACCTACCTCTATAATCCGCCGAACACGAAATCCGTTAGTAATGCTTCCTCGGGGAGCACTGGCGGCTCTGCGTTGAAGCTCACAGCCCCCACTACGATCACCAACGCTTCTGGCGAAATTTTTGGCGGAGGGGGTGGCGGGGGTGGCGGCGGCTCTATGTACATGGAGGTCGCAGACGCCGAGTCGTATCAACTGGCTGTCGGTGGGGGCGGGGGTGGGGGTGGACGAGGTCCCAACCTCGCAGGTGCTGGCTCTGGCGGAGTGGCGACATCTGACATACCTGCCATTCAAGACAATGGTTCTGTGGGTGTTGCGGGCTCTTCTTCTGCTGGCGGGGCGGGGGGTCTGGGGGGAGACGGGCTTCCAGTCGGTATCGATTTACAGGGTGGCGTCGGTGGTACTGGGGGTGGTGGTTGGGGGACAGCAGGTTCAGCTGGGGGTCTGGCCGATGACCCTTCAGGTCTTGCGACCAACAGTGCTCGTGGGGCTGTCGGCGCAGGTGGAGCAGGCGGAAAAGCTGTCGATCTCAACGGCCAAACACTCACATGGATCTCGGGCAACGATCCCTCCCGCGTCAAGGGAGCCGTGTCGTGATTCTCCTTACTGCGGTGATCTCAATCACTTGGATTGATATGTCCGAGGCCGCGGTTAGGTCGAAGTGCTTTGAGATTACTGGGAAGTATGCCGAGGCTTGTTCAGTTTTTGACGAACTTCATTGTACCATTTACTCTCCCCGTCTGCGTCATGATCGCGACGACTTGAACTTTACCAGGCTGGGCGAAGAGACCGCCCACTGCTTTAAGGGCGACTTCCATAAAAAGCCTGAATAAAGGATCGAGCGTGAGCACAAGCGAGAATCGCATTGCAATTTTGGAGCATCGCATGGACATTATTGAAAGTTCCCTCCGCGATCACATCAGTCAGAATGCAGAAACTCAGAAGCTGATTTTGGCGAAGTTACACGAAAATACGACGCTTACGCAACAAGTCTCGACCGACACGGCGGAAATCCGCGGGCTGTGGAAGCAAGGGGAAGCGGCACTCAGCTTCTTCAACTTTCTCATGCGGTGGGCGAAACGATCAGTTAGCCTGGTCGCTCTGGTCCTCATCGGCTGCGTGGGCGTGCCTTACATGCTTTTCAACAATGGAGCGCTGCCGATATGGCTCAAAGTGCTGAAGGAAGCGGTACTTTAACCCTGGGGCAGAAGCAGCAGATTTTCACCGCGAACATTGCGCGGCTGATCATTTGGTGCTACAACGAGGGGTATAGGCTGACGTTCAGTGAGGCGTACCGCACTCCGGAGCAAGCGAAGCTTAACGCTAAGTCTGGGAAGGGTATTGCAAACTCCACGCATATGATCCGCCTTGCGGTTGACTTCAACCTGTTCATCAGCGGGAAGTACCAGACGGACACCGAGGCGTATCGCGCAATGGGCCAGTACTGGAAGACGCTTCACGCGGAAAATCGCTGGGGAGGTGACTTCAAGTCGCGACCAGACGGTAATCATTTCTCGATGACCCACGGAGGTGTGGCATGAGCATCAGCGGACTGGGAGAGATCTTCGACTTCGGCTCGAAAATCATCGACAAGCTGTTTCCCGACCCGGCGCAGCGCGATGAGGCCAAGTTCAAGCTGGCGCAACTAGCCGATAGCGGGGAGCTGCGCGAGTTGGATGCTGCGGCGAAGTCCGACCAGAACCAGACCGACATCGCCAAGATAGATGCAAGTTCGGACAGGTTCCTCCAATATGGCTGGCGACCTTTCATCGGGTGGATTTGCGGCTTTGGGCTGCTCTACCAGTTCTTGGGGCAGCCGCTGCTCAGCTGGGCAGGAGGTGTGTGGCAATTTCCTCCCGCGCCGCGAATCGAGCTGGGCGATCTAATCACGCTTCTGATGGGTATGCTCGGGCTGGCAGGTATGCGCACCGTCGAGAAGAACAAAAAGGAAACTGGGTGATGCTTAGGTCAATCCTCAACCTGGACGAATTCGGAATTATCAAGGACTCGCCCGGTCACCTTCTTCCGCCGAATGCCTGGACTGGTGGAACCAACGTTCGTTTTCGCGAGGGAGTGGTGGAGAAGTTCTCTGGCGACGCCGCGACAATGGGCACGCCGGGGATCGCTCCGTATCACCTCCAGCCAGTTGGTACGCCCACAGCTTTTTGGTGGATGTACATGGGACTGGCTAAGGTCTACGCGACCGATGGCTCAACCCACTACGACATTACACGCTCGTCGGGCGGGGACTACTCAGCCACGGCCGATCTGAAATGGACCTCGGGCGTGCTCGGCGGAATTCCCTTTTGCAATAATGCAGTCGATGATCCGCAGATTTGGACGGCCATCTCCGGCGGTACGCCGCTAGTTTCGTTGACGAACTGGCCAGCAAGTACCAAGTGTGGATCGCTGCGCGCGTATAAGAACTTTCTAATTGCGATGGACGTGACTGAGTCCAGCGTACGCTACCCCCACCTGATTCGTTGGAGTCACCCGGCCGAGCCCGGTGCGGTGCCTAGTTCATGGGACTATACCGATACAGCCCTCGATGCTGGTAGACGGATGATTGGCGACTCGGGCGACTTTCTCGTCGATGGTCTGCCGCTCGGTTCGATCTTCATCCTGTATAAGGAGAATTCGATCTACGCTATGCAGTACATCGGCGGGCAGCAGATCTTCGACACGCAGCCGCTATCTCAGGCAGCAGGTCTACTCGCGAAAGGCTGCGCGGTAGAGTTCCGTCAAGGTCAACACGCTGTGTTCTCCGACGGCGACATCTGCGTCGTTGATGGAACTAACGTTGAATCGATCGCGGACAAGCGCATTCGTAGATTTATTTTCTCACAACTCGACGGCTCGTACTATCGCCGTTCGTTTGTCCTGCACAATCGCTATGAAAAAGAAGTCTGGTTTGCATTCCCGCAATCCGGCCAAACCCGTCCGTCGCTCGTAGCGGTTTGGAACTATGCTGACAACAAGTGGGGATTCAGGGAGATACCGGCCGGTGTGCACGCTGCGATGGGCGTCGTAGATACGTCCGCAGTGTCGGATGCCTGGTCTAGCGCAGTCGGGGCGTGGGATACGGATTCTGCTGTCTGGGACAATCGGCTGTACAATCCTACCCTGCGCAAGGTCGTGCTCGCCGATGCTACTAATACACGTCTGCTTCTTGCTGATAACTCCAACACGTTTGTTAGCGGGACGATGACTGCGTCCGTCGAGCGCGAAGGCATTGCGTTGCCGGTTGGCCAACGTTCTGATGCGCCGCCCGATGCAACTACTTGGAAACAGTTCACCAACATTTGGCCGCAGATCGACGGCACAACTGGGGGACAAATTCAGGTTGAGGTTGGCACGCAGGAGACTGCTAAGAGTGCAACTGTCTGGCAACCGGCCAAAACTTTCACCATTGGCACGGACGAAAAGGTGGATTGCTTGGGCGCAAGCGGACGACTGTTGTCATTGCGGTTCTCTTCCAGCTCTGGAATCAACTGGAAATTGCTCTCTTACGAGATTGAATACATCCCGCGAGGTAAATTCTAATGTACGAACAGACGCCTTTTAGCGGAAAGTCCCTTGAGGATTTGGTCGCGTGGCTCCAAGACAATCACCGCTCGATTGCCGTGGAACTGAACGCCAAGCTTGACAATCCCATGCGGATGGTGTATGCTGTTCCTCAACGTGTTCGAGACGGCATGATTGTGCTCGCCGACGGCACGACTTGGAACCCCGGTTCAGGAGGAGGTTTTTATGGCTACTACGGCGGAAGTTGGCATAAACTCGGTTAAGCTCAACCCGTATGAAGTAGGGGAAATTTGGCACTTGATTGCCCCGCTGTTGCAGACAGCCGTTGACCATAATGGTGGCGAATATGGGCTGGATGAAATCCACCTCCGGGCTTTGAATGGATCGGTAGCTGTCTGGGTCGTATACGTCGGGCAAAAGATTTATGCTTGCTGCGTGACCGAGATCGCCATCTACCCCAACATGCAGGTTTATCGAGTCCTGCTGCTGGCTGGAAGACACTTCGAACTCTGGTCGCACTTCGAGGCATTTCTAGAAGAGGACGCACGCAAGATGGGCTGCGGACAAATCGAAGCAATCTGCCGGCCGGGTATGGCGGCTAAGCTTTATCCGAAGGGCTACGGTCAAGCGGGCATCATCGTCCGCAAAACTGTGAATAGGAGTACCCACTGATGAGCATGGGCGGAAAGACGCAGCAGCAAGCGAGCGCGCAAACCACTACGAGTGAGCCGTGGAAGGAGCAGCAGCCGTATTTGAAGAGTCTGTTTGCAGAGGCTGAGAAGCAATATCAAAGCGATACGCCGCAGTTTTTTCAGGGTCAGCAGACTGCTGCGCAAGCCCCTAGCACGGTGCAGGGCCAGGAATATGTAAAGGGTTTTGCGAATACGGCAGCGCAAGATATTGCCCAGAATTCCACGCGTGCATTTAACACCGCGTCAAATGCGGCCGATTTGAACTCCAATCCTTACTTTGCCGATGCAGCTGATGCAGCCATCCGCCCGGTAGTGAGGCAGTTCAATGAGAGCGTGCTGCCGCAGATCAGGCAGAATGCAATCGCGTCTGGCGGCTATGGTGATTCGCGGATGGGCGTTGGAGAGGGGATCGCGTCAGACCGTCTGCAACAGAATATTCTCGACACGACCTCGAAGATGGCGCTTGGCGCATATCAGTCGGGAATGGATACGCAGACGAAAGCCTTGGCGTTAGCTCCTACAGCGCTGCAGACTGGAGCACAGCCTGGTGTTATGATGGACACCGTTGGTCAGGCAGAAAGGGGCTATCAGCAGCAGCTGATCAACGACGCGATCAACAAGTGGAATTATGAGCAGACTCTTCCAGGGAATAAGCTTGCCACGCTGCAGGCGTTGATCACGGGCAACTACGGCGGGACGACTACGGGCACTGCATTGCAAGACGTGGCAAAAACCAGTCAGCTCATGAGTGGTCTCGGCGGGGCAGCGTCCGGAGCTGCGATCGGAACGGCCCTGGGTGGACCTGGCATCGGTACAGGCATCGGCGCTCTCATCGGACTCTTCGGGTAAACGAAAATGGCTATTGATATCTTTGGGGCGCAGAGCCCGACGGCGATGGCGAGTGAAGTTTATGGCACCGGCGGGAATATGTCTATGATCCCGCAGGGTGACACGGGCCTTCCGCCGAGCATCGGGGGATTTTCCCAAGCGCGTAATGCAGCCTTTGATCAAATGGTGGCTGGGGCTAAGCCGGGAGTGGACTGGAACAAGCTGCTCGGATCAGTAATGGGCGCGATGAAAACGCAACCATACGCGTACACTCCCGGTCCACAAGCGCCTGGTGGCGGAGCAAAGCTGGGCGATGCGCCGAAAGCTCGCAACTTTGCACAAATGCCTGCGGTACAGAAGGCGGTTCTTCCGTCGCTGGCTCAACTTCTGATGGCAGGGAGGTAAGATGGCTGAGATCTTTCAACAAGGGGCTGATCCCGCACTGGCCGACATGATTAAGAAGTACATGTTGGGTCAAACGATGCAGACAATGCAGAACCAGCTGCCGATTCCGGTTACACTAGGGGGCCAGGCCTCTCAAACACAAGGACGCCCTGTGGCGCCTGCAGTCGAAGTGCGCGGGAAAGCTCCTCCGTCGCTTGAAGGGCAATTTCCGCCGCTAGAACCTGCTGCTGTTCAAGCGGCACCAGCGGCACCCGCTTCGGCCGGTGATCCACTCACTGCGCCCGCTCCGGCTGAAGCTGCGTCCGACGCTGGCTGGAAGTTCCCTTCCGTCCCTCCGGAAATGCTCGGCGGCTTGCTCCGCGCAGGATTGGAACTGATGCAGCCCATGCCTATGTGGCAGAGCAACACTGGTCATCTCGCCCGTGCAGCTATGGCAGGAGTGGACTATTCCAATGAGCAAAAGAAGGCCGAGCAAGCTTCAAAAGTGGCTGAAGCGCAGATTGCACAAACTGGTGCTGCGACTGAAAAGACGCGGGCTGATACCAAGCACACCGGCGCCGCGACGGAAAAGCTAGTACAGGAATTGGAAGACAGTCGTGGCATGCATGATCTGCGCATCGATGAGCTGAAAGCTAAGATTGAGCTGAGTCGCAAGCAGGGACTGCTTGATGACGCGCAAGCCAAAGCTCTTGGACAAAAACTCGAAGCTGACCCGAAATATCGCGGAGCCATTATCGAAGAGTTGCAAGCCAAGGCTTTCTACTACCGCAATCCGCAGTTGCGCGCAAGTTCCGGCGGAGGTTCGACCGATCCTGCCGTGCTGAAAATGGTCAAAGCACGGACGGAGGCATTGAAGGCTGCGGGGCTCGGTGAGGAGGAGGCTGCGAATCAAGCCTGGGCGGAGGTTGGTACTGGGGCAGCTGGAGCCAAGAACAATGCGGAAGATCAAGCAGCAGCTCGACGCCTGAGGATTTTGCAATATGACTATCAGACTGCAATGCAAGGGAGCAAGAAGCCTGTTCCATTTGCGAAATGGCTGCAAGACTGGCACGCCGGAGTTACGCCGGCATCGGATGACGAAAAACTCGCCCCTCGTATCCGAGAAATGGTGATTGAAAAAGAGCAGCAAGCAAGTTCTGCAGCTGGTGGCGGCACGGCTCCGGCAGTAAAGGCTGTGCCTCTTCCTACCGTAATGGGAAAAGATGGTAAGCCGATTACCGATCGACCCAAACTCGTGCCTGGAACTGCCTATATTCTCCCCAATGGCCAGACTTATATTCATCAAGGACCTGCAAAATGAACATCGATGAAATCGACGCGATGCTGGCCCAACAACCAGCTACAACTGCAGCTCCGCCAGCTGCACCTGGACAACTGCAGTCGGTCGATGACATCGATAGTTATCTAGCAAAACGCTATGCCGAGCCGATGAACGCCATCCCCGCTGAAGGGGAGTTCACCGAGCAGCAGAAGATCATGCCCGAGAACCTGTATGGTTCGCTTGGCAAATCATTAGCTGTGACAAAAGAGGGCGTGACGCAGGCGTACTTGCAGTCGAGGTTGGAAGGCGAGCGGCAACATAGGAAAGACGGGTTGCCTTACGTCAAGCCGGATCAACTCGAAGGCTATCACAAGCGGATGGACGAGCGCGAGATCGACATCATCGACGACCTGCTCGCAGCGAAAGAGCTGCTCAAGACTTACGGGCAGTACGACAAGACAGCTTTTCCCCAGAACGAGTCGATCGGCGCGCAGGCTATTCGATCCACTGTCGAGAGCTCCCCAACGGTCGCTGCGGGTCTGGTCGGTTTCATGCTGGGCGGACCTGTTGGCGGTATGGGCGGAGCGACTGTGGCTGGCGGAGCCCAGACTTTCTCTGACTCGTATCTGAAATACTCGCCGATGATGTCGCACGGCGAAGCGGTGACGCATTCACTGGTTGACACCGCGTTGGAGACGATGGGCGATCGGCTGCTGTTCAAGGTCGGCACAAAGCAAGGGGCAAGCATTGTCCGCCGCATGCTGACGACCATCGGCGTCGGTGCTGGGGAGGAGATGTCCACCACCGCTGCGCAGGACTTTCACGAGTGGATCTCGCTCAATCCTAACCTGACTGTAAAGGAAGCCCTGGAACATCTGGCCGTGGCCGGTCTTGCCGGTGCGGGAACTGGTGCAGTAGTCAGCACCGGGGCGAAGGCTGTCGATTTGCTGAACCAATCGCAGGAACCCGCTCGCGCGCGCAACTTGATTGAGAAGATGCTGGTCGAGTCTCTGAATGCCGGCACGGTCAATCTCCGCACGGCTGATGAAGTTGCTGTTCGGCTGCTCGACCCGACTGTCGGTAATCCAACGCCGTCGCCCTGGGCCACGCCTCAGCGTATCGATGAGGTTGCGGCCGGCCCGACTGGTTATGGCGAGGGCATGCCTACTGTTGCCGCCCCGATTGAAACGCAGACGCCTAACGCTGAGCGGCTGGGTGTGGGCAAGCTAGACTCCGATGCGTACGGTGCGTCAACTTATCTCTACACCAAGGATCTGATCCCGGTGCTGGAGCCGATGATGCAGTCCGATCCGAAGGCAGCGGCGGAATTTGTCTTCAATAACATGACGCAAATTTTCGGTCAGGACATCCATAATCAAATGGATACTGGAGTGCTGCCCGAACTTACGCCGGGTAATATGGCTGAGCGTTTGCTGAATCAAGGCGTTATTACTGAACAGCAGCGCGATGAGTTCTTGAATGAACTGGGGCGACTGTGGCAGGAGGACTCAAAGGTCGATTTTGACGCGGCGAAGCAAGACCAAAAAAGTCTACTCAACGAAGCGACTAATCTCGCAAACAAACTGCGTAAGGCGATCGATATCCCTCTGACTCCGTTTGAAGCGGCAGAAGGGCAAAGCTATGCCAATGTCGCGCTGGTTGAGCAGCTGGTCAAAGCCAAGACTGTGCGTGAGCTACAAGCAGCTTTGATGCCATTTACTGACCAATCGCTGCGCGGTAGCGTTACTGCCTACATGGCGGAGATGGGGCTGAGGAGATTGGCTGGATTAAATCCGACTGCATCAGTTCCGAAGGATACAGCAAAGAAGATCTATAGTTCGTTTGCCCAACGTGCACAGGAAGTGCAGCATCTGACTGATACCGGGCTGGTACCGCAGCTACTCCCGAACAATACAGTGGGCAGTCTTTGGACCTATCACTATCTTGGCGCGCAGCCTTTTCACACCGTGATGACGCGGTATGGGGTGCCGCTAGATACGCAGACTGCTCTACAGCAAGGCAGGCAAGTGAAGGTTGTAGGCAAGCTGAAATACGGGGATAAGTTTACTGAGCTGGCAGAAGGTTGGCTGAGAAAGTTCGGGCTGGATCAGCATTCAGTTTTGATCATGCCGGAAAACAAGCCTGGGACAAACGGTCGGCACGATGCTACGCTGTCGCCAGTCGGCGATCGAGTACTGATCATAGCCGTGAAGAACTCGTTGGATTTGCCTAAGCAACTCGAAACTTTTGCGCACGAGATGGGGCATGCTATTGTTCCGGCGCTGTTGGAGAACTCTCCTCCGGCGCTACGTGATGCAATCCTTGCCGCGTACAACTCTAAGTTGCGCTCGCTGACCTCGATGCAAATGCACGAGGCAATGACGATCTTGCGCGGGCCAGCGTCAGCAGCGGAGATGAATGACGGTAATAGTAATCGTCCGGTGAACGAAATTCTGGCAGAAGAGCTGCTAGCAACCGAGGGCAATGCGCTTAAGTATAAAGGTGGCGGGTTTCACTCCGGGTACCATCTCTCGCTGGAAGAATATCTCGCGCATGAAATGGAGCGAGTCTTCGCCCGTGATGCGCTGGACATGGACCCATCTGTCAAGTCGTTTTTTCTCAAGGCACTTGGCGCGCTGAAGCAGATCTTTGCAGATTTCAAGAAGCAAGCAGTTGGAATGGAGGATCAAGTCTTCGCACAGTTTCTTGATTTCCATGTGCGCTCAGTTGAAGTTGAAGCGCGACTCGAGCGTGCGGTGAAGCTGACGCAGTGGATTCGTGGGATGAACTTTCCCTTAGACAGTGCGCCGTTGGGCTACACGTTTAAGCAGATGCGCGTAATCAATCCCGATGCGTTGACACTGGCTGATAATAAAGAATCACTACTGGGTGAGATGCCAGTCGAGTCGCGGCTGGGCGAGGCCATTCGTAAAAAGTTTGATATTGATGAGGACCTGTCCGGGCTGGATGCGGGGCTGGATCGCTTCACCTGGGCCAAGCGGCTGTTTGGTTCGCTGCTGACTATCTCCCGCGACAACCCGCATATTAGGGAATTGAGCGATCCGGCTGGTCCGATCGATCCGACGACAGGTGAACGTCGTTGGGGGTATTTGGAGTTGGCTCAGTTCTTCCACCAAGAGCGTATGCGCTGGTTAAGTGCTGCCGATGCACGGGTGAAGATCTGGAACAAACTTGGCAAGGCACAGAAGGATCTGTTGGCGGACGCGCTACTTGAGGAGACAGTTAATGGACGGCACTTTACTCTCGCCGAGCTTAACCAACGAGGACTTGCTCAGGACACAATTGACCTCCATCGCGAAATCAAGGCTGACTTTACAAACTTCACTGATGCAATGGAACAGGCAGCTATTGCTCGCGCGAACCGCAAGCACGCGGGGTCGCTCGCGTTGCCACAGATTCTGCGGGACATCCAGAGCAGATTTGCATTGATGCGGGCCAAGCCGTATTTTCCACTGTCTCGATTTGGAAAGTACTTGGTAGTTGTGCGCGTGCCAAAGGGGGCTACGCAGGCTCTTGGCCAACAGGTTAAGGGTGGATCGACTCTTTGGTACGAAGCGTTTGACAGCAAGCTGGGTGCGATGGCTGCTGTGCGTGGGTTGAAGGCGCAGTTCCCGGGGACCCTAGTCAAAGTCGACAAGGTGAATGAAATCGAGCGACAGTTCATGGGCATTCCCCCGCAGTTGTGGGAGGTGATCCGTGACGATCTGAATCTCGACCCGCAGCAACTGACGCAGCTGAACGAACTGATGTATAAGATGAGTCCGGACCAGTCGTTCACCAAGCACTTTATCCAGAGGAAGAAGACTGCCGGCTATTCCGCTGACGCACTTCGCGGCTACGCACATTATTTCATGCACGGATCGGGGCATTTGGCTAAGCTCCTCTGGGCCGAGAAACTGCAAGATGCAGCTGGGCGCATGCGACAGTCGGCGAATGAGGTCGAGGGCGACTCGGTCAAGCGCCGCCGTATCTCGGACTATATGGGGAACCATCTGAGTGAGTTACTCAATCCTGGTGCGGATTGGGCGCGCTTGCGTGCGACTACGGCTGTGCTGTATCTAGGGGGAATGCTGCGGTCTGCGGTGACTAACATTACGCAGGTGCCCATGTTCACCTATCCGCATTTGGCGGCAAAGTTCGGCGATGCTGCAGCGGTGGCAGAGATCACCAAAGCGTACGCCACGCTGCGTAGGATCAATACTGCGACTCGCCCGCTGAAGGGGTGGGAAAATGACGCACTGAATAAGTATGCACAAGGACAGACACTGACCTCCAAGGAAGAAGCGTTTATCACGCGGTTTTCCGGGCTAGGTACGGAGCTGCGAGCGGGGTTGGAACAGGGCGTGCGCGAAGGTTTTCTTGACGAGTCGTTTGCTATGACCCTGGCAGGCGTGGCCAATGGCAACATGCTGTCGCGGATGCAGGCAACCAGCTGGATGGGGTATTACTCCCGCACGCTGAGCCACGTCGCGATGATCCCCTTTGAAATGATGGAGAAGATGAATCGGCGGGTGACGTTTACCGCTGCGTTCAATCTCGAGTTCAAACGGCAGATGGATGGCGGGGCCACTTCAGCTGCTGCGTATGAAGTCGCGTTCCAGACGGCTAAGACCGCAGTGCAACAAACGCAGTTCGAGTACGCGAAATGGAACCGGCCGGAGTTGCTGCGTGGCCGGAAGGGCGCCATGCTGATGTTCATGCAGTATCAGTTCAATGCGCTGAGCTTTATGACTGGAGGGGACAAGGGCTGGTGGCGAGCGCTGGCTGTGCTGTTTCTCTTCGGCGGAATTTTCGGCATGCCGTTTGCCGAGGATATCGCGGCGCTGGCGAGCTGGTTGCTGAGCAGCCCGAACAAGCGCGTGAATGTTAAGCATGAGATCAAGCAGTTTACCAAAGAAATGCTCGGCGATGGTTCGGATATGCTGGATCACGGCATTTCCAGATACGGGTTCGGGCTCAAGTACCTGGGTGATATGAGCGGGAGTGTGTCGATGGGAAGAGTAATTCCTGGCATGGACCTGCTAGGAGGCACGGTAGATTTTGACACGTCGGTTGTACGTGGACTGAACGATGTTGGCGGAGCTACAACTTCGCTCGCATTGCAGATGGTGAGGGGGTTGACTGATGACTCACTGCCGATGTGGAAGAGACTGGAGTTGATTCAACCCTCAGCTCTAGGAGATCGTATCATGCAGTCGTATCGCTGGCTGCACGAGGAAGCGGAGCGTTCACCTAATGGCTCACTGATTACTTCGTTCGACACGACCAACCCGAGCCACTTGGCAGAAATCGCAGCAAACCTTGGTGGGTTTACGCCGAAGTCTGTGACAGCTGGAGAAGAAGGGCGAGGACCGGGGCGGGAGCATTACTATCTCCGGCAGGAAATGGTACAGTTCTACGCTGCGCGGAAGTCGGAGTTGCTGCGATCCTACGCTGATGCTGTCGTGGAAAAAGACGCGGTGATGATGCGCGAGGCGATGGCTGAAATGAAGAAGTACAATCAAGATGTGAAGATCGGCACGTTGAAGATCTCGGCGCAGTCAATCCAACAATCGATTGGGAACAAAAGAAAACGCCTGCACGATGATCCGGCAGGCGCGGGGAATACCAATGCTGAACGTGGGGTGGAACAGTTGCTTAGGCAATAGGCTTGGTCCGTTCGCAAAGGAGGGCTTTGGTGCACTTAAACTCTCCTTTGCGGATCTTCTTGCGCAGGCGTTGGATAGACCTGACCGAACACTGGAAATGCGCCGCAACTTCGCGGGCGCTAGGACGAAAGTAGGCAAGCCCGTACATGCAGCATACCCCATGGATTTCCTGCAATGAGTGGAGCTGAAGAAAGGTTCTCATCGGAGCGCTACCAATCTAGCGGTGTTGCCCGCGGGTTTCAGAGCGATGCG